CTCTTAATTTCAAACACATCTTCTGGTCTGATTTCTTTTTGTTGTAATGAAATGTTTAATAAGTCTAATAAACTTTGTATTTGCTCGTCTGTTGGTAGAGCTTCAATTTTAACCCCTAATTGAGCCATTGTCATATCCTTGTTGAACTCAAGCTCCTTAACAGCTAGTTCTCCAATTATGTTGTCGTAAGCACTTATTCCTCCACCGTACTGTATTTTGTATTGAATCATTCTAGCTAATACTGCACCCATTGGAGCAAAGATTCCATCCAAGAAACCTTTATACATTTCTCTAGTAGTGTTGTTACTAGCTAATAATCTCATTTTTTCAATACCAACCAAAGCATCCTTGTCTGGAGAACTACCATCTCTAGCATCATTAACTCCTGAGTCACCCCTGATTAATTCTATTTCATTAATAATAGCATTATCAATTGCTACTAATTTCTGTTCAAAAGGATTATTTAATTCTTGTACTGGAAGTCCATTCGCAGGATCTCCATTAACATCTGTTCTAGAGAAATATAAAACACCTTTCTGTTTATACATTTTAACAATCTCTAAAGGGTCGTCTATTGATAAAGCAGTCATTACATCTGTAAGACCGTTAATATCTACAGCAATTCCTGAAGGAGTCATCTCGGCAATGATGTGTCTCTTTCTTAACACAAGTAACTGTATAGTGTCTAAGCTTGGCTTAATAACATCTACATAAGACTTACTAGTTCCATTTCTTAAGTTTGGCTCAAATATAACATACCTACGAAGTAATTTTGGAGATATAGATTTATTGTTGTCAGTTTGAGGTCTTAGAATGTTTTTACTTCTTCCATAACCAATAAGTACGTCTGAATTTACAGCCCATATACCTTCATAAGACATTTCAATTTCCTTCTCTACTACATCAATTTCTTTAGTGCTTCTTTGAGGTTTCTTATAACCATAAGGTTTTTTAGTGAAATGCTTTCCTCCATGCTTGTCTTTCTTTGATGCTCTAGTTATTCTATCGTTTGTATAGAAAATAAAATCTAACACCTCAATTCTGTAGTCGTCATAAGAATACTCTTGATTGTCGTATGTATTTGACATATCATAGGTGCTTCCAAAACTCCATTTTCTATTGTCGTATTTACCCCCATTAGATTTAGCTAAATCAAACCATTGTTTTTCAGTTATCTTATTGTGAACATCTCTTTCCTTTAAATCTCTAATTGAAAGCATAACCAATTCAGCTTCATATTCTGTATCAGAATAATCTGGTTCGTTAGTGTATGATGTATATAATGATACAGGGGCATCACAATATCTCATCTTAACTTCGTTGTTTTTGTTAAAGTAAAGTCTTACTGCTCCTTTATTATTTTCAACGATGTCTCTTATTACTCTGGCTTTTACTTTTTTCTCCCAATCATTATTCTCTAATTCAAAATCAACAATGTCTTCAAAAGCAATTTCTACTGCCTGCTTATAATCTAAGTCCATATGAATATCAACCTCTTCTTTACTTTGAGGCTGTAGTGTACTCCTTTTTTCTAACACCATTCCTGATGCTTCCTCCATTTCTTGAATGTCTCTATTTCTAACTATCTCTCCATAAAACTTATCTCTAGCTGCTGTAGTCTTCTTTTTAGAATAACTATCTATTGCATTGAACTGAATCTTATGGTCTTGGTTAATCATATCTCCAACCAATGTGTCTACAAATTTCTTTCCTGGAACTGCTATAGCCCAATCAATATTAAGTAAACTTCCGTCCCCTTCGTTCTCAATTGATAAATCTAATCTTGGCTTGAATTTATTAATATCTTGTCTGTTGCTTCCGTAGTCTCTATTCTCTTGAGCTATAACTCTTCTGTTTGAAGACATATCTTTAGATACTCCTTGCCAAAAAATACTCTTGGCAGCCTTCATTCCGAATGAATCTTTTTCTTTTTCTTTAGGATCTACAGACATTATTGGAAAAGGATTGTTTTCCAATGATTTGTCTACTTTTGATTGAGTTTGATCTTTTGCCATGATTTTTTTAAGATAATATATACAAAGATATGAATTTTTTAGTATATTGGTTAAAATTTAGTACGCTGACTTTGGAACAGCTTTGATAAGTCTATCTTAACCTCTCTCTCCTTACCATCATTCTTGTTTTTTCTTATAGGTGTAACACCGAGGATTGAAATCATAGAAGATACTGTTTCATCACTTACTGTCCAATCATTTGCATCAAACTTTAACCAATCATCTAGTAATGACTCAAAAGGACAGTTACCATAAAGGTCATCTTTACAATCTTCTCTTTTCCATCCAAACTCCTCCATTTGAACTTCTATTGATATTTTACCTATAAACTTATATATGTATGTAACTAATCCATTTATCGATTGGTCTCTAACTAATTTCCCAGCCATAGAAACCCCCTCAACACTTGTTTTACTTGTTGATTTAGTGTAATCACTTTGTTTTGTTTTCTTTATGTAATTTTGATAACCTCTACGAGTCATGTGATTATTAAGTCCTGGTTTCTGATTCTCTGAGAATACTTTAACACCATAGAAAACTACTGCCATAATCATATCTTCATAAAAGTCATCAGGGTCATCCCTTCTTCCTACGTAGTTAAATATAAACCCATTACTGTTCATTGGGCTGTCAATATTAAACCTTCTAAATAGTTGTGCTGCTGCATTAGATTTTTTGGTGGCAACCGTTACTTTGTGGTCAAATGGATCGACTCCTATGTTTCCCAGTATAGTATTGGATGGTTTAGGATACCCTCTTGGGTCGTAGCTTTTTTGACATCTCTGCTCTGCTTCAGGCATCCATGATATTTCAAAAAATCCTTTAGGGTCTTCATAAAACTTAACTATGTGTTGATTCATGTCTTCCCATACAAAATTACCTCTAGTTACTACTGAAGGAGGAAGAGACTCGTTAAATTCTTTTTGTTCGTATATCTTAGCGACAGGAAGAGATTCTGTTTTACCAGAAACCATAAAAGCATCCTTAATGTCTCTAGGGTACTTTCTTTTTCTTGATATTAACTTTTCTCCTGTTAATGTTTTTTCAACCTTTATTAGATACCTTTCTGCTGCTTCAATGTCTGAATATCCATACTCATCTATAAAAGTAGGCGTTTCATCCCCATCATCTGTTTTGTCAGCACCCCTTAATCCGTAGTAAGCTGGTTTAAAATATCTTTTCAATCCTGATATTGTTTGCTTTGCTGCCTTAAATGTGTCTGACTCAGAATCTGATTCGTCCCATATCTTTTTACAGTTAGCTCCACCTTTCTTTTCCATTTCCTCAACCGTAGTTGTTAAAATAGCTTTACCTGTAACGTCAGCACCATCAGCAAGACATTCCTTTACAATATCCCATCTCTCCCAAACATCAGCAGATTCAGTTTTCCCAATCTCATCATGTAAAATAATTGCTAAACCATCCCCATCATAAAATGTCTCCTTACTATTTCCGTAATTTATCTCTGAACCTAATACTTGACTATATTCTTTCTTTTGAGTTTTAGTACTTCTTTTCTTTGGATTTCTGTACTCTATCTTTTTAGATGGGTCAGAATCCCCAACATCTACAGGTTTAAAATACTCAGGAAGCCTCTGCCACGATTTAACGAGCTTTTTAAACACTTTCCCTCCATCAGTATCAGTTTTAGATTGTATCCCTCCTATGGAGTCAGGAGAGCGTGAGATGAGTTCATTTAGTGTTGCTGTAGCTCTATAGGTGTTGTGTGTTACTACAAAATTTTCTCCGCACAAGTACGAGCTATCTTCGCTATCAACAGTAATACATCTTACTGGTACTGAATTGACAGGTTCAATATTTGTTACATATCTATGGTTTGTTCTCCACCCACCTTTTCTTTCTGTTTGTATTAGATCTATTTTGCGTTTTAGTTTAAACGGAATAATATCTCCTTGAAATCCAAACCTAACGTAATAGTATGATTTTTTATATCTCTTATTAAATTTAGATGTTAGTGTAGATTTAAACCCTAGACTATCTATTAATTCCTTGACTCCTGTTATTAGTTCTATAGATTTTGAACAGTATTCAAAACCTCT